AATTTGATAGTTTCTGTTTTTAAAACGTGTAGGTAGATTGACATAACCTTTTCCATTTTGGACAGTTACTTCGCCCCACTGGATTATTAATCCAAATGAAAATTTTACCCAACCATTACCAAATGTGAATAAATTTTCCACTTTATCCGAAATCGGTTTATTAGAAATAGCCCTAAATTTCCCTGAATCGTTGTATGTCAGACTGTTGTCTTCTATGCATTCGTAGTAAAATTTTGTAACATTATCAAAATAGCATTTCCCTTTAACTTTATCCCCTGCATCTTGAATATTCCCGCCAAATTCTAATCCCATTATTTCATTCAACCTTGAATCAACGTTTATCACAACAAATTGACTTCCGTTATATGTTAATTCATAAGTTTTATCCGGTTTAAAATCACCTGCTTCTATTTGTTTTAAGTTTCCGTTGTATTCCTTCAACAACGTGTAATCGTTATTATTCAGCCTTAATTTTGTTGTCGAATTAGTATTTTTAGAATCAACGTTTATTCTTAATTTCAAATCATTATTTATCCCGAATTCGTTCAATCCTTCTAAATTACAGACATAATAATCTATATTTAAACTTGTTGTCTTATTTGCCTGTAAACTGTGAACATTTCCAAGCTGCAATCCATCGTAAATTTCTTCCGTTTCAGGTGTCCCTGGTTCTCTTATATTTCCGAAAGCTGGTGTTATACTCTTTATTTTTATATCTCCTCTGTTCGTTTCTTCGATTTTGTAGTGTGTGCCAAATTCCACTTGTTGTGCCTTAAATTTCGTTAATTTTGCCATTATTTCCTCCTATTTTAAATTAATAATATTGTCTTCGCCTAAATCAAATTGCCCTAGCTTATTGCGGCCAAATCGACCAAATCTTGAATATGCAAAGTCGCAAACTGGATTTCTTTTAGCTTCATTTTTAATTACATTTTGACCTAATGTTTTTCTTCCGAATCTCATTCCAACTACATAATTATCCAAGCATTTATGTGTATTTACTTTTACACCACCACCAACAATATTGCCTAAATCCAGTTCATCGATTAGTGAGTAATCGTACTCTTTATTGCTTATAAATTTAACATCATATAGAGCCGGTTCGTTATCTGTGTTCACATTAATTGTTGGAGTTAGCCCAGTAAACATTTCTCCGATATTACTAATAGTTTCAAGGTTAGGAACTAATTTATACTTTCTCATCGCTAATTTGATTCTGTTTCTATATCTGTCATCAGTCTGTCCATTTCTCGAAACATCAAATTTTTCTCCTAAATCATCCAAAAATTCTCCGTTTGCATAATCTACTAAATGTTGTTTTTCAATTAAATTATAAACTCTGTCAACTTCATCAAATAATTTTGATATTGCTTTATAAAAAGAGCTTACATTGCTATTTTTTTTAAGCCACCACGGACATTTTGACATCATATAATCAAAATTACTCTGCATATTCTGCCACCTCGTTAAATCCTAACTCTAGCACCTTTTTAAATCCGTTTGTTTCATTTTTAAATTTAAAAGTGACATCTATATTAAGCAATCTGTCAGCCGAATAGATCTGCCTGATGTACTCGCTTTCACAACGATATGATGTGATATAATCACCAACTTCTACACTTTTTAAGTACTCTTTTACAATATCTTTCAAATTATCCAGCAAAATGTTAGTATCTTTTGCCGCAGTAAAATCAATGTTCACTTCTATTTCTCGTTTTTGCGGTCTATAAAACTTAATTTCTCTGTCTATCCCTTGATTGTCTTTAACTGTTACAATTGTATCCCCATTCATTTGTATAGCCTGATCTTTTTTTCTCCATATTGCTTTTGCTATATCTTCATTTCTTCCGCCGTCCACAATTAAAACAATCGACTTTGGTTCTAGCCCCTTGCTGTCAACTGTCATCGTTTTATTTTCGTCAGCATAAACAGATTTAACACCTTCCTGTTTCAATACTTCCGCTCTAATTCCGTCCAAATTCCATTCACTCTCATTACGACTTAAAAACCAACGTTCAATGTATTCATTATCGCTTTCTTGCCCCTGTCCACCAGCTGCAATTTCATTTTGCTTGAAGTCATAAACTCCATTTACAACTTTAACTATCTTGATAATGCTCCCAATCTCTTTGTTCCCTTGCTCTCCTGCAGTATCACAAACAAACTCAAAAGTAGTTTTATTGTTCAGCGTTCCACTTTCGTTAAGTGTGTATCTCGTCCCATCATTTGCCTCAAGAATTACATCACCTTTTTCAAGATCTACATTAAGTCCACCAATTAATTCAATTTTAACAGTTGCATGGCTTTCTTGCTTTCTTTTGAAAAAGAATGGACTATTTGCTAAATGCTCATCTATTTCAATTCCTTCACAATTAAGTAAATTCATTTTGTCAGCTTGTATCTGTTGCCGTTCCATTTTTTCCCTTAAAAGTCTAGCGACTGGATACATCAGCATATACCAAGCGCTCCGCTTATCGTTAGAATAATCAGCTTTTAATAATGTTTTTAATTCGTTATTTAAAATATTCATATTGTCCTGAACCGTATTAACTTTTATTCTCGCCAACCTATCCCAACTCCTTTCATTAAAGTTTTCTCATTGTCATTAAAAACGATACCGATATCAACTTTTAAATGCCTGTTCTCATACTCATATACTTCAACATAGCATCTACTTAAATAATCTCTAAAATTATTTAATATCTTATCTCTAATATGCTCTAACACTTCGTTTTCATTTCCGTGAGTTCCGAACAACTTTTCAAAATTTAATCCATATTTAGTGTCGTATTCGAGTTCTCCCTCACGAACATGTAACATTAAAACAATTTGTTGGATCACTTCAAAATATTTTTCTTTTGCTTTAAAAAATTGCGCATCACCATTTTCAACATACAATTCCCCAGTTGTATTATTCAATTTTATGTCCATAAATCACACTCCTTTACGGATGAATATAAGGAACTCCGCCCTTGCTTGTTCCACTCTCTGTATCAACCGTTTTTGCTTTCACTTCTCCGCTCTCTATATTCCCAGTTTTGATGTTACCTTCCATTTTTATATTTCCGTTTATTCCTATCGAATTTGGCTCTGTGTCAGGGTTTACATCAGTTGGAATATAAAAAGGCAAAGCAATAGCATTTGTAAGATTATGCCTTTTATTTGTGTTTGCCGTTGTGCTTTCCTTTGTAATATATCCGCTAGCGTCTCGGCTCAAAATTAAAATTGGGACTACATCACCAACTTTAAATTTAACTTTAAAATTAATTTCTTTGTTCCCTAATTGGCACATTGGAACATGCAAAATAGGCGGCAATTTAACATCTTGAAACTCTGCCATTGGCTCAACATCCACAAATCCATTTCCGTGCACTTTTGTTATTTTAGCGATTAAAGATGTATCTATTTTCCCAAGCATTGCTTTCACATATTCTTCCATCATTTTCTTCTACCTTTTCCTTTACTTCTCTTAACTTGAGTAACTTTTCCTTTTTTATTTTCTTCTTTTTCAATCTTTTTAATTTCCACATTATTTTTCTTAACGTCAGAATCGTTATTTACAACTCTCACTTTTAAAGTCATTTTAAAATCACTAATATCACTAATTTCAACAATTTGACACATTGTTGAGATTTCATTGCTTATTAATTCAATTAAATCACCTTTTTTCAAATAATAAATTAATAAACACTTGACTTCATAGTCGTATTTCAACTCTTCTTTTTTTTCTTTTTTATCAGACTTTTTTGTTTGAGTATTGTTTTTTGAGTTCTTAGTTGCACTTTTATTATTTTTTTGATTTTTTGCTGTTTTTACTTGCTTTTTTTGTTGCTGTTTTGCCACTTTTTTTCCCACCTTTTGATGTTTTTTTACTTCCTTTTTTGCCTTTACTTTCCTTCGTTTTTTCCACTTTGTAACTGATTTCTTCAACATTTTGTGGCTTAGGTTCTTCTAAAAGTCCGCTTTGATAGCTTAATTTGATTACTTTTTCAGCATTGATCTCATTGTGATATATGTAAATAAAATCATTCTTCGTTGTCATTTGACTATCACAATCTTTTACGATTTGACCTATTTCATACAATCCACTGCCTAATATGCTTTCTCCAATAATGTAAACTTTGTCATTCTTTAGTTCACATTGCTTAACAGTAAATCCGCATTTACTTGCCAAGTCATTAATTATTGTACTTGCTGTCGTATTTGGAGCATAAGCAGCACTAACTAATTTCTTAAAGTCTGCTGGAACTTCACGACATTTTAGTTTTAAGACTCTGTTATCAACTTCTTTTCTAGTAATAATGCCGCTGGCAACTTCACCTATATCTGTTCCGTATCCTGCCACAAGTTTCACACTATCCTTTAATTTAATTTTTGCGATAGTGGTATTTGTCAATCCTTTTATTTCAATGTCAAACTCATTCGGTTCTTCATTTACTGATTTATAAGTCCATTTTATTTCGACTCCATTTATAACGCTCGGATCGGTTAAATTATAATCTTTTGGAAAAATAAAATTTAAGTCACCTTCACTTGTTTGTATTTTTATTTCAGTTCGTTCCAAAAATAATTTATTAAACATCACTTTCTTCTCCTGTTTCATCAAATATATCAAAATATTCTAAAAATACTGTTTCACAAAAATTCTCAAAAGTGATTGGGACTTCTTTTTTGTCAAAGCTAAGTGGCACAATATAACAATTTAAAAATTCATTATTAATGTTGTTATTTTCATCTTTTGCTACAAACCAGCCGATTGGTCGACCATATACAAGTTTTTCGTTTTCCAACAACATTTCACCGTCTTCATCCAAAACATCAATATAAATACGATTATTACTCTTAAAATGCTTTATTCTTAACAAATATACCTCACTTCCGCTTTTAAAAGTAAAAATATAAGGTATTTTGTTTTTGTCTATTTCTATTCTCATTTTAAAAACCCCTTGTATTCAATATTACTTGTTTTTGTTCCAGCGATTCCTGTTTTTTGTTCCTCTCTTAATGTTGTCAGTTCTGTTCCTAATATGTCACCCTTTCTCATTAAATAAGCAAATTCCAGTACTTCAAAATCAATTTCAAATTCTAATGCTGATTGTGTTTTGTAACTTCTTGAAACTTTAGTGATAATCATATCCTCTATTGTTTCAACTGTGGAAATAGTACATAACGTTTTCTTTTGCCACAATTCTACAATTTGCTCGTAAATACTCTCAGCATTTTTAGTAACTAAATCGCTTAAAATGACAGAAATACTATATTTTCTGTTACTGTGCGAAACATTACTACTTATTAGTGTATTATCTCTATCTTCTAACGAATGTGTTTTAACACTGCTACTTCTTTCGTCGCTTTTGATTTGCACCCATTCGAGTGCTATATCATTAATCTTACATCTTTCAGCTTCTTCAAAAAGTGTAAATCCAAATCTGTCTCCAAAAAACTTGTTTATCTCAGAAGAGTAAGCTAGAGCGACACCGTAAACAGTTGCCCCAGCTGTTCCTAAAAAACTATTCAGTCCCATGCTAAAACCTGTGCTCTTAGCTTTTTTATAAGCTGCATTGCCAAAAACATTGCCTTTTATTTTTTCTTTTGTCGCATTCAAACTGCTAAAATCCATCGCCTAACCTCCCATCGCTATGAATTTCTCTTCAAAAAATCTTCTCATTATTTCTTCCACTTTTCTAACTAAATCCTTGCTATCTCCGCCAGAATTTTCAATAACAACTGTCGGAGAAAATGTATACTGGTTATTTCCGCCATTGCTTTTCCCTGTAGAAGAACTAGAATTCTTATTAATTAATGATTTTGATGAACCACCAAACTGGTCTCTCATCATCCTTCTAGTTGATTCTGCCGTAGATATTCTTGTGCCTTGAGGTAAATTCATAGTCATTTCTTCGTTAGCCAAAAATTGTTGACCGCTCGGCAACCTAATCATTTCCGCTCCTTTTTCTGCAACGGTAACTGGTCCACCTTCCCAAGATTTATCCCCTATATATCTACCTTTTCCGCCACCTAAGAACCCTAACCAAGACGGAGGCTTAATCTTGAACATTCCGGCTATTTTACCTGCTATTTCACTAACTTTTCCAGCTAATCCTTCAAAAAATCCTTTGATTGCATTAATTACACCTTGTGCAATGCTTTTTGCTCTGTTAAATCCTTGAGTAAAAAAAGTCGCAATCCTATTAACAACAGCACCAATCGAATTTACAACTCCAGCAATAACTGCCAAAACTGCTCCCATAATACTTGCAACTACTCCAATTATCGCCGAAAATACTCCGACTACAGCTCCAACTATTCCAGCAAAAACACCGATTACAACTTGAGCGATTGGAACGAATGTGGCTATTAATACCGCTCCTATTTGTAACACAATCCCAACAATCGGAATTAAAGCAGTACCAATTTGAACTGCTAAATTAACAATTACTGCAAATATTTGCATTATTGGCGCAAGCGCTGGAGTAAGCATAGATACAACCTGCATAATCTGTCCGAAAGCCATTGCAAACATATTTCCTATGCTCCCAAAATCAATATTGGAAAATAATGTCATAACAGCATTGCCTATATCACTGAATATTTGACCTATTTGGCTAAAATTAATGCCACTAAGCATTTGACCAAATACTCCTGCAACTTGTCCAGCTAAACTAATAATCGTGTTTAATCCGTTAGCAATCCCATTCACAAGTCCATCTCCGCTAATCCCGCTAAATGCTTGCGACAAGGTTTGCCCTATGCTTTTTAAAGGTTCTAACAGCGGAGCGAAGTTTAGTTTACCAAAAATACTAATTATTCCATCCAATGCACCATCAGCCATTGTTGCCATTCCCGAAAAAGCCTGCTGCACACTTTGAGCCATTTTTTGCCCAGCAGGAGTATTTAAAAGTTGATTTACTTTTGTTAGCAAGCCATCCATTGCTTGCTGCCCTGCATTCTGTGCTTGTTGCCAAACTTTTCCAAAAGTAAGAGGCATTTGTTTATATTTCGATTCTATATCATTAGCACTTCCTAACACTGCATTTTTGATTACATCTGAAGTAATTTTACCTTCAGAGCCTAACTTTTTAAGTTCTCCCATTGAAACTCCCATTGATTCCGCTATCTTTTGAGCCAAAATTGGAGCATTTTCCATTACCGAACGAAATTCATCGCCTTGTAACTTTCCAGATGTCATAGCCTGATTCAGTTGGAACATTGCCGATTTAGCCTCTTCCGCTGATGTTCCTGACACTTTAAATGCTTTATCCAATGTACTTGTAAATTTAACTGCTTCATTGTCGTTAAACAATCCGTTAGTAAGCATTTTAAGTTTAGCGATTGAATCTAGTTGCGCCCCATAATCTGCCCCACTGCTTTGAGCCGCTGCAAAAGTTTTTTGTTTCAATCCACTGACATCATTAGTCACCATTTTAAGCCTTGAATTTCTCAACGAATTTTCATCAGAAGCCTTTGCTAATCCTGCAAAACTAAGTCCCCCAGCAATACCACCAATTGCTGTAAGTTTCCCAAATAATCCACCTAATTTTTGTATTATTCCTTTAACTTTATTACCAATATCTTTTAATTTTGAGCCAAAATTTTTTAAATTTTCAGCTTTAAATGCTCCTTTTATTTTTTCTCCAAGAATTGTAAAACTAGATTTAAGAATGTTACCTGAAAATAGAACTTTATTAACCTTATCTCTCATTGTGTCAAAAGAATTAGTGATCTTGCTTCCGACAACTGGTATTTTTCCTAGAATATTAACAAAAGTATTAATTCCGTTAGAATTAATTTTATTACCAAAATTAAATAATCTATTATTAAAAGAAGTCGCTATTTTTGTTTTCAAATTATTTAAACTTGCACCAATCCTATTTATAGTTGGCATTATTCTATATAACGCTGAATTTAATCTTACTGCTGCATCTATTTTTATATCCCTACCCAATCCCTTCATTTTCTCACGAAGTTTATTAATAGGCGTAAAAATACTAAACATTTTGGCTCTTAATCTATCAAGAGCAGTCACACGAATGTTATTACCAATTCTTGATACTCTTTTTTCTAATTTATCAGCGACTGGCACAACACTATTCATTTTTTGTTTCAACTTATTTATCGGGCTATCTTCTACTTTTGCCCCTATCAATATTTCCATTTTATTTCCGCCAGCCATTTTTTAATCCTCCTTTTCCTCAAAATCCATTGTTGCCCTTATCCATTGAAAAAATCTAATGTTGCTCATATCAAGAACAACATTAGGGTCTTTTATTCCTTTTTTTACAATAAATTCCCACCTTAATTTAATTAGCGGGTCTTCATACTGCTCCTCTGCTATTTCAATTTCATATTCAATTTTCTCTTTTTCTTCTCTTTCGACTTTTCCATAAAGGTAGCAATCACCTCACACAATTCAACCAATGCTTCTGAATCGTTTTCAAAAAATTCAATTTTTCTAGCTTCCTTTGGAAATTCAACCATTTTTGGCAAAAGAATGCTTGCAAATGTAAAATAATCATTATTTGCTACTAAATTTAAGTATGTTTTTTGATATAATTGCAAATTCTGCGGTTTAGTCAACTGGAAATCAAAAACCTTTGTATTTCCTTCTGCATCCACATATATCTCTTGCCCCTTAATATTTAATCTTCCTAGATTGTCAATAAAAACATTATTTTCTTGTTCTTTTTCTTCTATTTTTTCATTTTCTTTATTTGTCATTTTCTAATTCCTCCTAAACTTTTTCATCATATTTCGCACACTGAATTGTGTATTCAATGTCAACATCTTTTGTATTGTTTTTTCTTTCTCCACCTTTTTGAATAGAAACCCCTTGTCCGTTTCCGACAATTTTATTCATTCCTGAGGCATCAATATATGTCAAAGTCCCTAAAACTCCGTTTGGGTTCGCATTACATTTAGTCAAGAATATATCATCGTCAGAGCCTTTTATTGTTGTCAACTTAATTTCTCTTTTTGTTGTTTTTGTTTGAATCGTAGGGACGTTTCCCTTGATGTCTGGGTCTCCCATTGTGTGAGAATCTTCTGTTGGATTATTCTCTATATTTTTAGCCTCTTTAATCATATACGTTTCACCTCCAAACGTAATGATTAAATCAACCTTACTCAAATCAATTGATTTTTCTAAAAAATTATTTCCCATTTTCTACCTCCTTATGCCGTTAATGGTTCGTCGTGCCAAACCAATACAACTTCAATTTTTTCTATTTCTGTGCTAATTGTGAAATCAATTTTTACATTTCTAAGTGTACGATTGATGTAATCGTCTACAGTCAATCCTGTCTGTGCTGAGGTGTCTTCAATGCTTGGGACTGTAACTTTAAATAAGTATTCGCCACTATTATTCTTAGCAACTGCTCCTTGTTTTCCCATTGCCAACATTACTCTATTTAATAGTGCTTCAACTTTTGGAATACCTTCGCCGTCCATCGTTGTATTCTTTTCTTCAATTAACATTCTAGCCAAATTAGTTTCAATATTATGCACAATCGCATCTATTTTAATTGTTTGGTCTGCATGTCTTACACCATCAGCACACCAAGAACCGCTTGTTACAGCATTGTATCCAACAAAATTTCTAGTGTAATTAATATTACCTTCTTCATTATCACTTTCTTCTGTCAAAGTTTTAGCCGACGGATCTACTCCTAATATTCTTCTGTCACTCCAACGCCCATTGATTCCTTGAGCAAACGTGTAAGCCGGCAATCCAAATATATCCAAGTTTCCGCCTTCAGCTTTTCCTGCCATAAAATATATTCTTACACTTTCTTTTAATTTGTTATTCTCAGCTGTCGAATTAGCCACAACTGCAAATTTAACATTTCTAGTTAGCCATTTAGCCAATGCTTTTGTAAATTCTTCATCATAAAAATCTACAATCACACCGTAAAAATCGCCAGTTGGTAAACTATCTAAAAATTCTTCGTTCGGTGTTGCTTTACTTGCGCAATACCAAACATCTGGCTGAATTACATTCCCGTCACTATCCTCTTGTGACAAAAATGTTTCCACTCCTTTGTACATTTTAGAATCAGCCCCAAAATCTGTTTTAACATCATCCAATTTTGTGTATTTCTTATAAGATTTGTCCGCTTCTTTAGTTATAAATAGGACTTTCCCAAAATCACCTAGCAATAAAGGCTTTGTTGGTCTTATTACCGTTACTTTTATTTTCTTAGCCATTCTCTACCTCCGTTTTCACTTCCACATCTTTTATTAAATCTCTTACTCTTTCACTTGATTCTCGCCAATTCATTTCTACATCAAAACTAAATCTGTAAATATATTGACTGCCCTCAAGGAAAGTTAAATCTTTTATTTCTATCTCGTCATCACTTAATCCAAATCCGTTCCTAACCAAGTCATGTCTTTTCTTAAATACTATAACTTCAAGTAATTCACTAGCCATTTCTTCTGCTCTTAACTGTGTTGGAGCATAAAAATCAAATTGCAAATAAGCGATAACTAATCTCAAAGCCTTTTCCTTAATCTGCGTATCTGTTGTTTCAACAGTTCTGTATGCACTATATGCTGATTTATTAAGGCTTATTGTGTGCATTACAGCACACTCTTTTGGCTTTTTAGCCACATAATTATCACGAATAACTTGGAAATCTACGAAACTGGCTAACAATTTTCTTAATACTTCATTTTTCATTCTTGCACCCTTTCGATATAATAAGTTCTAAGTTCATCGTGTTTCATATAGTTTTTTGCTGTTGTTACAATATAGTCATTTCCCTCAAATTCAATTTTATTTTTCAAGTCAATATCAATATAACAGTATATTTTTTTAGTATCTAAAGTCACTTGTATCCCTTGTTCCACAAGCATACTTATGTCCTGCCTGTTAAGATTAAGTACTGCTCCCTCAAATTCTAAACTTTCATCAACTTCAACCAGTCCCGAATTAATCCACTCGCTTGTTCTTTTTGATATTTTGCATTTACTAAAAAATCTCTTTGGTATAAATGTTTTATGTGCCATTCTATGCCCCCACAATTTCAAAATTTATTGATTCATAAAGCGAATGTGTATCCATAAGTGGCTTACTATGACCTTTTTTCTTTACAGTTTGTGGATTAAGTGCTGCAAAGTTCCCACTTGCTATTGTTTTTTTTATCTTTTGAACCACGAAAGTTCCTAAATTTTCATAAGCTTGTTGTGCTGATATTCCACCTTGAATAATTTGCTCAACTTGTTGTTTCATATACTCTTTTATTTCATTTTGTGCATTTGCAGTACCAACCGATAATCTAAAAAACGGTCTAGCTGGCATTCTACTTGTCCCATATTCATTAAATATTGCATAATCCTGAACTGAAACACCGTTATTGCTCCCATCTCCTAAAACTCCAACTTTCACAGCATGAGAACTCAAATACTTCAGTTCTTTATCTAGTTTTTCCAATCCTTCTAATTGATAAATTATTTCAGCCATATATCCGCCTCACAACACTTTCAATTTTTTCTCTCTTATTAGCAACAAAATCCACAAATGTATAAGAAATGTCATCAATCTTATAACTCTTATACTTCCCGCTCTCTTCATCCATGCTATTAATAAAGTCATTTGCAAGCATACAAAGCTCATATTTAAGCCAACTAGGTAATTCATCATATCCAGCTTTATAAGTTATTTCCAATTCTTGCTCTTTATTGCAACAAGGGCAACGTTTAAACTTAACTATCTCAATATAATTCCCACGATGCTTATATTCTTCGTTAATGCTAATCTCTTTAACCTCAACAACTGGACGTTTATTCAAATAAATTCGCTTATTATATTCATAATCCTCTGTAAGTTCTTCAACTTCTAATTTGTATCCAATTACATTCTCGATCTGACTAATTGCAATGCCAAGCAAGGTTTCAACCCTAGCTTTTTCATTATCAGCTAAGGTTGTACCTGTTATTTTTTCGTAGTCCTCTACTGTTATCAGCATTTAAACCACCTCTATTTTACTTTCAACGGTTTAAAAGCATTTGGTCTTAATACTTTTCCTCCGATTCTTATTCTTGTATAAATTTCTGTAATCCCTTCGTTTACTTTTCTGTTTGTTTCTTGTTCAAAATCATTTTTTATGTAATATCCATAACCTTTTTTGAAATCACAGAATATTGCAGGGAATTTTCCAGTTGCTATATCATCTAAAAACTCATCAACAACCACTTCATAACCATTAAATACCATTGTCGCACCATCGTGGATTGTACTCCACAATTGTCTATCCGTTGTATCTTTCCACAACTTCATTTCTTCATACATCTTTGTAGAAACATAATATTTAGCATTTTTTCTATATTGTTTTTTCATTCCTGTTTCCAGTTTTACCATATCTTCCCAAGTTACTTTTCCAGCTGCAGCAGATGTTACCGCATTGGCTTTTACATCAGCATTTGTCATAAACCCTTCGATAAACTGGTCTGCTGTTTCATTGTATACTCCGTTTATCGTATAATCGCTTAATGTTATTCCAAAATCTTCCGCAACTGCTTCTTTAATTTCGCTAACTAAATCAGCAAACGCATCTTCTCTAGCTTCATCTGTCAATGGATATGGAACTTGTCTTTTTCCAGCTTTTATATCAATATATGTGTAACTTATTTCTCCACTTTGAGTATTTCCAACACCTTCTTTTACAGCTTGGTTTTTAGGAGTTATTTCATTTCTGATTGGTACTCTTCTATAAGATTCCTTACCTGTGTAAATTCTCGCATTAAACAAAAACGGAGAATTTTCTTTTATTTCTTTTAAAATTTCTCTTTCTAAGGCACTCGGAATTAATACGGCAACTTGTGTACTAGATATTGCTTTTGCAACCCTTAAATTTCCAGCTTCTCCAGTTCTTAGAAATTTTTGTAATGCTTCAGTTTCTTTTTTCTCTTCTGTTTCAGGGTTAGATATACCTTTCTTCATAAATTCATCTAACGTTTTCCCCATTTTTTCAAGCTCTTCATTAGCCTTATTAATTTTACCTTCCAGCTCCTCATTCTTTTTCAATGTTGCAGCTAAATCTTCATTTGCTTTTTTTATATTCTCTGTATTTTGATTCATTCCTTTTTCCAAATCCTCGATATTTTTTGGCATATCATCATCTCCCTTATTATTTTTATTTATACTGTTATTACCTTTTACTGTTTCCACTGTTGCGTCTGGTACTGCTCCTTTTAATACAACGCTACCTTCCACAACTTCAATTTCTTTAATTATCCTAGCGTCAATCTCTCCCTTGTCGGTCTGTACTTTCCCATATTCCCTTTGCTTCAGAAATCCACCAACCGACATTTCATAATTTGCTCCACTTTTCATCATTGAATAAACTTTTTGTGCGTCCTGATTTATTGCATTACCATTATTGTCTGTTGACAAATCAAGTTTCGCTGTAAATTTCAAATTCCCTTTTTCATCTTGATACACTTTCAATGTTCCAATTTCCTTGCTCCATTCGTGCATATGCAACAAGAAATAAGTTTTTTCTTTATTTACTTTATCCAATGCTTCTTTATCAAAATAATCTCCGTAACTGTCAATAACACTGTGAGTTATTAACTGTCCTTCGATTATTCCTTTTTCTTCAATATCTTGTTTCAATACCATTTTGACACTTTTATTAAATTGTTCCACTTTACACCTCCTATATCAATTCACAATGGCAATTTATAATCTCACTCGCTGGTGCTCCCAACTGATGTGGATGTTTAAGTCCACAACTAAAAGTTTCATTTGCTGGGATAGTTTCCTTATCACATTTCAAATGAGTTTCTCTGTCAGTTTTACCACCGCCAACGTGCCACCAAGTCTTTTCCAGTCCTGCCTGCTCCAATCCATTGTGATATGTTGTTGTTGCAGTAGTAGCCGTTTCAGTTCTTGCAATAACCATTGCTCTTTTCTTTTCCATACCTTTTACTTTTTGAGTTATCTCTTTTGCAATATCCCTTATGTTTGTTCCACTTTCCTGTCCACGAACTATGATTTTGTTTAAAATATCTTTCGTGGTTTTGGTTATATTTGTTACCTTTTCAGCAATTACCTTTTTACTTAATGCTTTCAATGTTTTGTTTTTAACTGCCGGAATTAATTTTTCATCAATACCACGATGTGTAATAAGAAAATTAGATGTTTCACTTACTGTTTCAAGTATTCCTTTTTTTAATTCTCTGAATAGTTGACTCGCAAATGTTTCCCAGGCGAATTCACTCAAAAACATCTGCTCATTTACATCAATATCACCACGAAGTTGCTTAAATACCAGTCTTAGCCGTCCGAATAATTTAAGTATTAATCTGTTACGCATTTTCAACTGTCTTTTAGCGAGTATCTTTTTTTGAGAATTAGTCAGCTTAACTTTCTTCGTTTTCCGCTTCTTCTTTGCCATCGTCTTCCTCCTCAACTGGTTTTTCTTCTTCATACATTTCTTTGAGTGATGTCATTGATGTACTTATCAAAATATCGTCTCCATTTTCGATAGGCGGATATTCTAGCTCTGCTCTCTTCTCGTTTATCGTTAAATAACTAAGATTATTAAGCATTGCCATTTTCTCTTTTCTGTCTTCTTTAAGTACTCCAATTGTGCTTGTATCAAAATCAATGTATTCGTTGCTTTCTAGCTTGTCTTTCATAATATTATTAAGATACTCGGCTATCTGTTCAACAAGTGGTAATATATTCTCTGTATACAAATCTTTTTTAGCCTCTTTGTAGTTGCTAAACTTGCTGTTTGTTCTATCCCCAATTAAAATACTCGGCACATTCATTACAGCAGCAGTAGTGTTCCTTATTTCGTCCATAGCATTTAAAAAATCAAAGTCCTGTGGTGAAAAGTCTGCCTCTTTTATTTCTGCACCCTCTCCATCCAGGATAAGTGCTTTCCCTACATTCCTAGATCCGCTATTCTGTTCTATTTCATTCTTAATCTCTTTTTTCTTAAAAGCGTTCAGAAACTTTTTAACAACGATTATAAGATTTCTCTTACCACCATTCTTCAATATGCTGTTGTTCCACTGCATTATATAGCACCAGTAATTGTGTAAAGCTGCTAGTGACTGTACCTTGCTTATTCCTCGACCTGCTCCAGCAATGTTGTCGTAAACGTTCACACCTTTGATATAATGAAACATCTTCAAGTCTTCGCCTTTGTACTCTTTGCCATTTATTCGTATTGACTTAATTCCATTCAATACGTTGTCATTATCGTATTCAATATGATAAGAGCCTTTTTTAAATAAAATCAATTCGGCTTTTGTATACAAATCAATTCTCATTACAAGTAACTCACCAAATAGGATGTAATATAAAGCAAAATAATTAATAAATTGATCTGTATTAAGCAAAGAATTAGGATTTTGCAATGTATTTAGTACATAGCTACTTTTAACATCTCTAACATTATCCCCATATCCTTTTTTATATGTTCCCCATTTCAAATTATTTATTGCTTCGTTTATTCTTGTAATAGCCGAACTTGTAAAAGGATTCTTATACAACTGGCTTAAAAACTTTTCAGGGTCTTCATCCTCGAGTGCATAACCATTTATAAATTCCGATAGTGTAACTGGAGATCTGGTACTCCAAAATCCTTTTGAAAAAATATTAAGTCTCATTATCCACCTCCTTGTCTTTATAATAATGTTTATTTGAAACATATGGCGTATATTCACTTATTCCATATTTAATCGCATCGAATGTATGTGGGTCTATATTAAAAGGCTTCTTGGTTTTCGGATTTTTAGCAATTAATCCGTCTTTGTTATAAAACCATTTCATTTCTGTTAGTTCCCTATATGTATTCAGACATACATTTTTATCAATAAATATATTTCTGAATGATTGTATTTTTCTCACGCCTGCCTTGCTCATATCAGTTGTTTTTTTTACCGAATTAATCAAAAGTCCATTCACATTAAAAAATTCTATTGACTTAGGTTCTTGGCTATCAGCATATACAACTTCGCCTTCTTCTATCATTTTTTGGATAATTTCCATTTCTAGCATTTCAGGATCTAATAGATGGTTGTCATAAAATTCCTCATAGATATACAAGTCATTCAGTTCCTCGTCTATCACCATTCTCACTATTGCGTTATAGGAATTGCTAAAACCGAAATCGAATCCAGCAAATCTATTCCATTTACCTTCAATTATTTTCTCTATTCTTGATTGTTCCATATGATGTAAATTTCTAAATAATGTATCCCCAGCACTTCCGAATCTCCCTAACGTCTTTATTGCTCTTAAATAGTCATCTGTTTCAGTTTCCAAGTCTGCTATAAAATTGTCGGGCAAAAATTTGTTGTCTGTATATACTGAATGATGTAAATATATATTTTCAGAAAATACATTTCCTTTTTTCAGACTTACTTCATTCTTTATTTTCATAATCCGTTCAGCATATAGACTATTTTCGTCTTTACCGATGCTCTTTAGTACTTCTGTCAAATACTTATACGTCCATACTCCAAACTCATTAGGATTAGTTGTTAAAATCAATATATTTCTGTTTTTTATACTTCTCAATCTCGATTTAAGCTCTTTAAATGATTTATAATCAATCTCATCTGCCTCTTCTATCCAAATAGTATCTATATCTTTTATTGATTTGATTTTCTTAACATTGTCCAATCCTCTAAAAATAAATTCAGTTCCTGTTACAGTACAAGTAACTTTCATCGGCGTTGTTGTAAAATAAAAATATTTTTCCAATCCAAAACTATATATAATATCTTGAATATCCGCATAACAGCTCTCTTTTAAATTCTCTCTTATCTGTCTTACAACCAAAATTTTCCTTTTTTCCTGTAATGATAAGAGCACCAATTTAACTGCTGCATTAAATGATTTGCTACTTCCATATCCGCCTAGCAAAAAATAAATATGTTGACTATTATCTAACAAAAACTCTTTAAAATGATTATTTACTTCTCTCACTATTTCCATCAGATTCCCACCAACTTAATTTCTATTTTGTTATCCTCATTCACATCTGTTTTAAGTTTAGATTTCTCTATTTCAAGTTTTTCTTTTTGGATATTCTCATTTTCCAATTCCATTTCCAACTCTGCCTGCCGATAGCTTCCAACAATCTGTCCGCCTTTGTAAATCTCTTTTTCAAATTCTTTTAAGACTTTTAGGCGTGTATTTATACGTTTTAGAGTCTCGTCATCTTCCAATCCAATTTCCAAAAATTTTTCTTTTAACTTTCTTTTCTCGTTTTCTAATTCCAACAACTGCTCTTTCAAATCGTTATAATTTTCATCTGCGATTTTAGTTAAAATTGTTTGGCTTTTTTTAATTTGGATTTCTCTAACACTTTTTACTTTGTTATAATAAGTACTCTTTTTTATTCCATGTTTTTCCAAAATTTCTTCTCTAGGAATATCGTTAATTATGTCTGATTTTATCTGTGTTTCCTTATTGTTTGCACCACTTTTATTTTTGGTGCATTTTTTAGAATTTGGTGCATTTCCTTTCGGTGCAACTTTTTTTTGCCATTTTTCTCTTTTTTTCCAACTGTTAATAGTATTTGCACTAATTTTATATTTTTTAGATAGTTCAGTGACTCCTGCACCATTTTTAAATTCGTTCTTGATTAATAATTTTATGTTTTCATCTTTCATTTTT